TATCTCTTTTAGTAGAATTACTTAAAATATCGCTAAATTTTGGTTTGATAGCAATTTTTACACGACCATACTCAGGTGGTTCTTCACTTTCGCCACCATATACAATAATATCAGCAATTGCTGAGTAAAGTCTTTGAGTAATTACCTTATAATCTTCTAATGTTACTGCTCTATTTTGTGAGGAATAGAATGCAGGAGCATTTTTTCTGATTATTTCACTGTCTTCAATATCATCACCACCTTCAGAACCAGATACAACTGTTGTTGTAATTCCTGTCAAAACTCGGTTTAAATCTTCGTCATAAATTTCACCTGAGAAAACAAAATTCTTTAATTTGTTTGCTGCTTTACCAGATGATGCAATATATGAAACTTCAATAATTTGCCCGTCAGTAACTTTCTTCCCCAGCACATCATCACCAAAAATTAATTCATATCTGGCATCATCAGTCTCTTGGACGAAAAATACTTTATCAACCGCAGTTACATCAAGGATATTTTCAACTTTTGTGAAAATTTCAGTTTTTGACGCTACAGCATTTTCTCTTACTACTACTTTAATGGTTTCAGTGTCTACATTAGCAGTAGGAATGATAAATTTTTGATTGGAAATTGTATTATCTACGACATAACTAAAATTTAAGTAAATTCCTTCGGTTACTTGCAATTGATCCGATGAAACATTTGAAATATATCCAATATTATTCGTTACCGGAGATACAACATCTTCTAAAATAGAAAATTGGTATGTTTCGTTTCTATTTTCTGGATTTGATGAAATAAAACAGTTACCCTTCTTGAGAGTAAGGAATGATGGCACTAATCTTTGGTCAACTGCCGCAACACTACTAAAATCAACTTTTAATTTAAGAAATGCTGTTGCTGAAGTTGTTGACTTTGGACTGTATCCAAGTTGTTTGGCAACTTTTACAATATTGTCTCTTAGAGAGGCAGACGACAAGAAACTCTCATTAACTGCCATCGTAGTATTGAAGGCAGTATAATAAGTGTTGTATGCTAAGAGGTCAACAATAGAAGACAGTGTTGATCCTTCAAAGTCATAATCTGTAAAATCAGTATTTCGCCTCAGGTAATCAACCAAGGCAGATTTGATATCAGCGTAATCTAGGGAACTAACTTGTGCGAATGCCATTGATTATATCTTTGATGATGACGTTAATGTTAACGAAGTGGTGAAGATCTGAGGATCTGTATCAGGAATACTATAAATTACTTGAATATCATACTCATATTGATCTTCATTCAAATCCAAAACTACCTCAATAAGATTAATTCTGGGTTCATATAAAGTAATTAAATTTTCTATCTCAGTTTTTATTGATCCAGCAGTAACAAAATCAAATGGATCAAATAACAATTCAGGAATTCCACTACCAAAACCAGCATTAAAAAACTTTTCACCCTTCCTGTAAGAAAAAAGATTAAGAAGTGATCTCTTAATCGCATTTTCATCCTTCAAAAGGTTTAAATCCTTCCGTAAGGGGTTGGTTTTAAATGTGAAACTCAAGTCCTTATAGGATCTTGATGCTTTTAATGCCATTTGATGTGGTTTTTTTCAATTATTTATAGTGGTTTACCATATCAAAATCTTCCCCAAGAATTTCTTTCATCATTGCATCGTTCCAATGCTGATAATATCCCGATTCTGCTAGTATTTTACGACTTTTTCGTAATTTTTCCTTACTTTGACATAAAAGTAAGTTATATTTCGCATTATTTGTCTGAATACCATTGATGAAAGTATGAGAATGAGCGCAATCCTCTAAAAAAATGTATTCAGGGTAGATGGTATTGTAAATTTCACACCACATTTGAATAGCATTGACATCCAAATAGTCTTCGACAGCAAAAATGACGACATCATACCCATTTAAAGGCATGATATCGTCAATAGGTGCTTCAATAATTTTATAAGTTGCTGTTGAAGAGAAAGGGCAGATGGCAAAATTGTTTAGTTCTGGTCTAAACTCAGAAATTTTGCCAATCCACTCTTTAATGTGCTCTTCAATTTCACTCATCAGACTTTTCTTTATCTGGATGATCTTGCTCAGAGGCTCTTTTGCCTACAACATAACCATAAGACTTTGGTGCTGGTGTTTCTTCGCTCATCTTCCTTGTCCTCGATAACGTTTACGCTTTCCATTACTGGAGGTTGCACTATATTTAGTATGTTTACCAGTTCCCTGACGTGTTCTTTTCGGTTTGGTCTCAATATTTTCATTTGAACCGAACTTTGGGCTTTTTGCCATTACTCAATCATTGACTACTCAAGTAGTATACCAAGATAAACGAAATCTGTCAAGGCACAGCAGTCACACTGATAATTTGAAGTTGAACTCCTCCTGCTTCATTCCCCTCAGAAGTATTACTGACAACAACTTCTGCCGGACTATAAGAATTAATAGAAGGTTTTGGAAGACCTCCATGATAAGAAGATCCACCGCCGCCTCCGCCGCCAAATTCACCACCAGCATTATATTCTAAGTCCCAACCGCCGCCACCGCCGCCACCGCCGTAGTAACCCATGCCTCCGTTACCGCCAGAACCATCAACACCGCCACCACCAGAACCAGCAGAGAAGAAACCACCGCTGGTTCCAGGAGCTCCACTATATCCATCACTAGCACCAGGATATCCGCCACCACCACCAGATCCTAATTTGTAACTCATAAGATATGTGGCATTAAATGTTCCTGCTCTATAAAGCGCAGTGGTTCCGCCACCGCCGCCACCAGAAGCATTGAGATTACTTCCAGAACTTCCAGATGGATATCCAGCATTACCACCGGGACCAACTCCACCATATACACCATTACCCTGATGCCCACCTTGAGCACCGAGCATTATACACTTATTCCCATCAACTGAAGTTCCAAAGAAAACTGCTGCATAGTTAGCATCATAATAAAGCATGTAGATATTTCCACTCGTCATGTGAATTGTTCCCTGAACATATGCACCTGTTCCAGATGGACTTCCACCACGACATTTTACAACTACATCATAGTCTCCATCAAGTGGTGATAAAAGGACATTTTCGGTGAGAGTTAAAGTCGAAGATAAAGCACTAATATCAGTTGTATTAGAACTACTAAGACCAGTCATGACTAATTGGTTTTCTATGAGGAAATTAATCACAGCAAGACCATTCTGACCACCAGCACCATGACCGGAAACATAGTCTGGATCATTTGAATATGGAGCAGTAGTAGATCCTTTAGACCCATCAGCAGTTACAAAATTAGTAATATTGGACCCAGTTTTATATCCTGATCCACCACCACCTCCTCCAGACTGTCCTGTGGTGCCATTACCGCCGCCACCGCCGCCACCACCATAATATCCTGATCCGCCACCGCCACCACGGTTACCAGTGTTATATGGGAAACCACCGCCTGCTCCACCGCCAGAACGACCTGTAGTGCCACTAGAACTACCACCACCGCCTCCTCCAGTGCTAGCACCACCACCAGGAGCAAATGTGCCATCACCAGCACCACCATTTCTATTAGCACCTCCACCAAATCCACCATTACCTGCTTGTGCTGATCCGCCGCCACCGCCAACGTAAACAATATCTGATCCAAATGTCATTTCTGATCTTTGACCGCCACGACCAGCACCATAACCAGACATACCAACAGGAGAACCTAAACCAGTAGCACCAACAAATACATTAATACTATTTGTATTAGATTCGGGAATGAGTATAGTACCCTTTGCAAATCCGCCAGATCCACCTCTAACAGGGAAACCTTCTCCAGTGCCAGCACCACCAGCACCCCAGATTTTAAATGTAAACTCAGAAGCAGCAGATGGTATTGGTATATTTGTCTGACCAGGATTAGTAATTACAAAATTAGTTTCTGCTGCTCCTGCCACAACAGTAAGAGCTTCTGCACTAATCTTTTCTGAACAGTAGTCATTATTTAAAACACAACGATAAGATTCATTAGTATTTGAAATAGTTAATGTGGGCGTAGTGTAATTAGCATTAGTGGCTCCAGAAATATCATTCCAAATTCCTGATGTCTTTTTCTGCCACTGGAAACTTACTAATTCACCCTCCCCATTTACTACAGTTGCCGCTACAGTAAATGTAACTGTATCCCCATCATTAACTACAGAAGATTCTGGATCTGCTGTTACTTCAATATATGTCGCATTAATAACAATTCTTGAATTTTGCTGTTCTTCACCTGCAGTCCCTCTATTCGTATTAGTTTCATTAGCAAATGCTCCGGTGGTTCCAACTACACTGGTATCAATATAACCTGCGCCACCAGCACCGCCACCACCCGATTGCGGTCCTCTTCCGGGATTACTACTTCCATTATATCCATCATAACCACCGGCACCACCACCGCCGCCATAATATCCACCGCCGCCGCCCCCGCCTCCAGGAGCAGCATAAGATCCACTGTTAGCACCACCACTACCACCCTGCAGTGCAGAACCATCAGATCCGTTAGTTGATCCAGCAGATGAAGTTGTACCTCCTGCACCTCCCGCAGACTGGGATCCAGCATCACCTCCCTTAGCAGAAATTACTGATTGTGAACTATCGCCACCATCAGTTCCTGTTAGACCACCTCCAGACCCACCAGAGACTGCTGCAGTTGGTGTATGATAATAATAGTTAGTAGTGCTAGTATAAGCAGTTCTATAGCATGTTTGTGGAGTTCTTTTTGATTGTGTAGCATAATAATTGAAACTTGATACGAATGAAGTAACATTCAAATCATACCTATAAAAAGTAACGGAGAAAAAGTGGTAGTATTTTAAATCAATAGTATAATACATCCCAGGACATCTAGGTCTGCTTCCAGCAGTACATCCACTACTAGAAATGCTTAAAGAATAATTATTATCCAACATATAATGTCCAGGAGCAAAAAATATATAATATCTTCTTGCCTGAGTTTGCCCACCAAGGGCGAGACGAGCCGCCAGGGGGGTTCCAGTATGCGTTATGGATAAAGTACGATTACCAGCCCAATCAAAAAGATGATTGATGCTTCCGTAATTAGTTTTGTACTGAGTTGTCGAACAATCATATGCTTGCTGATACGAAGTAGTAGTAGTATAAGGATATGATATTGATGATTGGGATCCAGTACAAGAAGAAGTTGTGTTAAGACTAGAACCCCCAGCACCACCTGCGACAGCAAGAGCAGTTGCATGAGATATGACATTGCCTTCAAAAATACCAGCATACCCACCGCCTGCTTCAGCATAGCGTCCACTATCAGAAGATCCGGCAGCACCTGCCCCAGCATTCAATTTCATAGAAACACTTTCAGTTGATGCAATAGGAACACCCGCTTTTGTGTATCCACCTTTACCAGCGCATGTTCCCTGACCCCATAGATGAGAAAGAAATTTAGTTCTCCTACTATCCAATGAAGTAAGAGTATAGTCAGAACTTATTGATGGATCTAAGATTAATGCACCATCTCTTTCCAAACTCCAAAATTCTGTATCATATCCAACACCCTCAGTATCAATTCTGTAAATGGGAGGGGAAACTCTAAAATCAGCACCATCAACAATCAGAGTAACAATAGATGATGTTACAGTGTTTGCAAATGGATTAGTTAGAACACATCTATATTGATCTCCATTATCTTCATACGTGTCTAATATTGGTGTAGTATAACTTGCTGAATTAGCACCAATAATACTAATAAAAGTATTAGTATTATTTTCTTTTAATTGCCATTGAAAACTAACTACGTCACTGCTAATTGTTGCCGCTACAGCAAATGTAACTGTATCACCAGCAACTCCAGATCCTGCTAATTCAGGTTGTGTTGTAATCGTAATTGTTCTACGAATATCAAATTCATATTTGGATGAATACTGAGGAGAGTTTACTGCAGTACCACTATGAGTAATTTTACAACGATAGCAATCACCATCAGCATTTGCTACAGTCATTCCGACAGGAACTGAATATGATGCAGAATTAGCACCAGCAATATCAACATAAGTATTAGTTCCAGAATCTTTCAGTTGCCACTGATATTCCAGCAATGCTGGATCTGCTAAGTTAGTGCCAGCAGATGCTATTAATACATATGGAACTGTTGTTGGTTCAAGTAATTGAATAAAAGTATCTTCTAATGGCGTCACATTATTAATAAGTGGTATTAAATCTTCCAGACTAGTTCCACCACCACCACCACCGGCACCTCCTCCTCCACCAGGAGAATTATTAGGATCAGCAATACCGACAGTTGTGGCACCAGAACTAGATTCAGCAATAGCAATATCAGTTTGAGTTACAGTAAACCAAGCAGCAGGAGTTATGCGTTCACTCTTACTGTCTTTAGGAATAAATTTAACTTGATTGCTAAATGGAATTATTCTCATATTACAAATACTGTTGGAGCACCTTTAAGTAAAGAAAATGATCCAGTAATACCCAATGCCATATCACCAATCGCCTCTACTGCTGAACCCGTAGCAAAGACCTTGGGAGAACCAGAAAGAACAGTTGCTGTATGAGTCTTACAACATTTCGGACATGGGACTATTTCCTGATAAGGAAGAGTTTTATCACCAATTCTACTAGCAGCAAGTTGTTCCATAAAAACTTTTGGAGAACCTGTGCCTTGCACTGGTGTGCTACATCTCTTTATATAAACATCTCCGATCCTGCCAGCAGCTCTTAATGACATGTTATTCTGCCCCTATTTTTTTAGATGTTGTAATTTCAATTTCAGTAGTGGGGAATGTTTGTCCGAGACGCTCATTCTGTTCCTCCTGTGATCTTTGCCTGGTTGCTAGAATCTCTTCTAAGATCTTAGGCCAATGACGAGTATCATTATTAATTGTATGAGTGATTGTGTGAACATCAGTTCCAGTTTGAGTAGCATTAGTATATCCCATTCTATCTAAAATCTTTGCCTGATTTGATGCACTAATTAATCCTGCATATGCACCATAACTAATGAAGACTTGCCAATCTACTTCAATTGTAAATGTAAGTGTTGTGCTCTCTCGCTGATCAGGAACAAATTTATAAAGTTGATCAAACTTTTCTGGTAATTCATATAAACTAGTTACCTCATACGTCTGAGTTGTGTAGTCTGCATTTCCATAGGTATTTGGATCCTCATCGATATATGCAAATTCATTATAACAGAATACACCACCATTATAAGAACCTTGAATACTTAAACTATTCCAATCAAGAACAGTAAATGATTCTGCTGCTGTTTCTTCTTCTGTATTCGTAACAAATGAAAAACTAGTATTACCTGATGGTGTTGGATTTTTTACAAAAGTAACACCACCACCTTTTCCATCTGATTTAGATAGCACTTCACGACTAAACCAATCACCCTTCTCATTCTGTGCGATACCATCACCATTAGGACCATTGGTATCTACCCATCTCACATCGGTAGGAATACGAGCAACATGGACACCGCGATATGCTCCTTGAGGTTTAGCGGTGCTAGAACCATACCTAGTACCTCTAGTCCTGTAGTTTGTTGAATTACTATATGTGCGACCATCTTTTCCTGCACCAGTCTTCTGTGTCGGAGGTGTAGCAACTTCTGCTGTCGTTGCCTTGATCTCAAAATTAAAACTGTTGAATAAATCTACAGCAGGTAGTATTGGTGCCTGAGCACCACTTAAATAATCGTAGTTACCTGCTCCGCCAGGGAGACCATTATAATCACTGTATACTATGGTGTATGACATTTGTTTTCTAGTTCTGCTATCTTATTATGGAGATAATCTAATGTATCAGTAAGTTTTTCATACTCTTCGCTTCCAGGTCGTTTATAATTCAACTCTGGAGTAGCTAACTGTGATACAACTACTTCGAGATTATTTAGGCGGGCTAGCACCTCCTCGAAGTCAAAGTATTCTTCATTCGCCATAAACTTCACCTCTCTTCAAAATGTCAGTAAGATAAGCTGTTGCTGCTTTTTTGGTTCTCCAATAATTTGCTTTTTCAAACCCACCCCAGACGTTACCCTGAACGTAATAGATCCAATCACCCTCAACATAACGTGAAGAGTTCTTTTCTCTGATATGCCATTTCTTAGCCATAATACTTTACCTTAATGTCATCGGTACTTATATTTAACGATTCTACCTCTGGTATAACAACTTCAATGTAATCCATTGCTTCATCATAACTATCGAAGATGATCTCGCTATTCTCTCCAATTTGAACTCCTACCTTCATACTAATCCTTGCTTTCGCAAATGCATGATAGTTTCATTCGCTCCACCAATTAATTGCTCCCCTTCCATTACTTTCGGAAACGATGCCCCATATCCAAACTTCCTAATAAATTCTTCCTTCGTAAAATTATTATCTAATGTTAATTCAATATAACTCTCCCCTACCTGTTCTAAAACTTTCTTGATAGTGGCACAGTAAGAACAATTTCTCTTACTGTAAATCTTGTAAGGCATTTTTACTAACGGTAAACTACTATTCTACATCAAGCTCATACTGTTCGTCAAGCTTTCGCTGTACGCCAAACAATACTTCCTCATACTCACCACTGTCATACTCGTCAGCATTATCGACAGCAATCTCTAATGCATTCAGAACTACATCCATCTCATGCTCTGACAAATCTATATGAATACTTTCCATAACTATTTTGTTTAATTAATTTTATATAGCATTTTTAGAAAATATATAGTATAATGTTATGAAAGTCTCTTGTTATGAATTGTTCGGATAGTATTGTAATTGTGGGTGGTGGATCATCTGGGTGGATGACAGCATCATCTTTAAGTCAATTCTTTCCTAATAAAAAAATTACTGTTATCGAAAGTCCAGACATTCCAAGAATTGGTGTCGGGGAAAGTACATTAGAACATTTCACCTTTTGGTTACACTCAGCAGGTATTAATCCTACTGATCTATTTCGTTATTGTGATGGAACATATAAACTTAGTATTAAATTTAATCAGTTCTATAAAAAAGATGACAAGGGTTTTCATTATCCCTTCGGTTCATCATCTCCAGACAAACAAATATTTCAAGAATTAGGTATTAACGCTTTCCAATATCTTAAGTGGAAATATCCAGAATTACCTAATTCTTATTTTGCAGATTCTTACTGGCCTGCAGTAGCACTATGTCATAGCAACACAATTAATTTTAATGAAAATAAAGAGTTCGCTAATCTAGATCTCTCACGCGCATATGCATTTCATTTTGATGCCATCATGTTCGCTGATTATCTTCGTGATCATGTCTGCATTCCTCGTAATGTTCAACATATCTCCTCTACTGTTACTGATATCAATTTAAATGATGATGGAATTGAATCTGTCCAATTAAAGAATGGTGATCTAGTTCATGCTGATCTCTTTATTGATTGCACTGGGTTTAAATCTCTTCTACTTAATAAACTTAAAGCTGAGTGGATATCATATTCTGATATTATTCCTAACAATCGTGCATGGACTGCAAGAGTACCTTATAATGATATTCATAATCAAATGAAGAATTATACAGATTGCACCGCTCTAGGTAATGGATGGGTGTGGAATACTCCTACATGGTCTCGTATCGGTACAGGCTACGTGTATAGTGATCACTACACAACACCAGACGACGCTCTGTTAGAATTCACCTCCCACCTTAAAGCTCAAGGCTATAAGACATCTGAAATATCTTCATATAATGATGTACACTTTCGCAACGGTGTTCAGAAAGATCTCTGGATCCAAAACTGTGTCGCTGTTGGTCTCTCTGCGGGTTTCATTGAACCTCTAGAATCTACTGGTCTCTTTACTACTATCACAACCATTGATCGCCTTACAGAAATTCTCAATGATGATGGGTATAATCAATTCCAAGTTAATGAGTTCAATATCCTCTGTAGAGCAAACTTTGATGGTCTCGCAAAATTTACTGCATCTCATTATATGTTCACTCAACGTGATGATACACAATATTGGAAGGATTGCAGAACTCGTGACTATAATACTCACCTCCTGCCATATGAGAGAGATATGCCACCACTTCACAGTCACGATTACTATATCTCCGAAGTCCTGACAAAATCTTACTTTGACTGTAAGGATAAGTCAGATAACGGAACATCCTGTATAATGAATGGAATGAACCATATGTCTCTCAACCCTTGGCAAATTACTAAAGATGCTTACTATGGTTCTGGTCCTTCCCTTAAACGCTTGCATCTTATGCTTCCCGATATCTTAGAGAAGTCTGATCGCCGTATACAACGTTGGAATGCTCTCGCAAAAATTTCTACTAACCACTATGAATATCTCCGAAAAATTTATTGGAATGCTTCCTGAGAGGATCGAACTCTCCTTAGGCAAATTATGAGTTTGCTGCATTCACCAGATTGCTAAGGAAGCGTGGGGGTAAAAATTTTTTATATGGATGGGAATTCTTTCGGTCGTTTGGGAACCTTTGTAGGTTAGGGTAGTATGGGTTTTTTCAATTAACCCCCCTTAGGGGGTGTCGATCTGTGCTAGGATGCCACCCGTGCCAACTCTCGTTTGATGTCGCGCTGGATGTTCTTAAGTGCTCGGTGATCGCTCGGTGTCTTTGCCGTCGTCACGGTTGCACCGCTGAAGTGATGCCAAACCAGATGCTTGCCGCTGCTACGCTTCAGAGTGAACTGATTGACCCTCATGATCGGAGCAATGAGATCTTTTGCCATGCATCAGTCCTCAAAGGTGGGGATGGCGGCGATTGCCTCATCATGCCAGATCTCTGCCATCTGTCCAGCGATAGCGAAGGAAGGCGAACCGATCGGGTGATCTGCTGTGCCGTTGTTCATAGTCCAGACGATGCGGCGTGTCTGAATGTCGGTGCTCATGCTGTACATAGAAGGATAGCGAAGGGGTCAGGGTGTGGGGCGGATGCCCTCAAAGTTCTTCCATCATTTCGTTCATCTCGTCGGCGTCAATCGCTGGATCATTCCATGCCACGCCGTCTGCTGTCTCACCGAGCATCCGACCGATCTGCCCATCTGTCATGCAGCGGACGAACTTGGTCCATGGGGTCTCGTCCTCACTGCAGAACTTGACGCAAGCGCGAGCGGTGTTGTACAGGAATTCATCGTTTCCGATCCACAGGGAAGCGTTCCAAGTTTCGTAGTTTGCCCAACCGTTCATGATGCTTTGTTCGTTTGTTCTTTTAAAGTCTAGTCGGTCAGCGATCAATGTCTGTCGCTGATGTGCCAGGTTCCCCACTGTCCACCTGGCTCAAGTCCTGCTCTGATGCGTTGGCGGCGTTCGGTCTCTGCCAGGTGCTGGCGTTGAATGTCCTCCATGACCTTGGTCATCAGAGGGGAGGGGTTGTCGCTGTGAATGAAAAATCCTGTACGTTGCATGATCAGTTCCACCCCGTCAGTTCAGAAGGAGCAATGGAAATATTCCGAAAGACGTTGGTGCCTTTGATGGCGTAGTCTTTCCACTGTGCATGGCGGTTAACCCAACGACCGAGCGAACGATCTGAATCCAGGATCAGAGCGAGGATCTTACGACGGGACACCCTGGTGCAGCGATACTCACAGTTCGTTGCCTTGCCCCATTTCACGCGAGCGGTTCCCGTGATAGGATTGACTTTGAGACTGTGAACTGAACTGGATTGGTCAGAGTTGATTTTGAAACGCATGGTGTCGGTTCGTTTGATGTCCTTATTATAGGGGCTGTGAGGGGCAACGCTTGCCCCCGTGTGCCAATTTCTCAGGCGAACTCAGCGAAGGTGTAACCATTGACGAAATCATGAGTCACTTTGTTGTCGCGAACATACCAGGCGAAATCCTTCTGAAAAACACCATCGGTGAAAGCGTTGCAGAATTCGTTGATGATTGCATTCAAACGTGATTTTGTCGTGGTAGACTGCCAACCGCCATCAAAGACGGTGACGAAATCATCGCCCACTTTAGCGATCAAGTTACCATGAAGGCGAACTTCTGAGACACCATCGGTCGTGGTGACAGTCGTGTTCTTCAGTTTCCAGTTGGCGTTGCCTTTGATGGCGGCGTTCATCTGGGTTTCGATCTTACGCATGTTTGGTGTCGGTTTGGTTGACTTGTTCAATATAAGGCATCTGGGGTGCAGTGCCTATTTTGTGTGACACTTAGTCAGTCGGCACAGTGGTGCTCGTAGTGTGCCTCTAAGATCTTCCATTCAGTGTTGGAGATATAGCACCAACCACACTGACGAAGAACCCACTCAACAGACTCCATGAACGTTGGGTCGTGGTGCTTCATGAACGTTGGAAGGGCAACGAGGCAAGCGCGAAAATTGTCGTGAAGTGTTTGCATGATGCTATTGTAGAGGATGACGGGACAGAATGCGATCACAGACCATTAAGATAATCTGCGAGTGCCTCATCGTATTCTTCCTTAGTCTCAAAGGTGCGACCGTAGATCGTGCGAGGATAGGAGGCATCACGACCAGCAGCGGCGACCATCTCACAGTCTGCCCGATCGTATCCCATCTCAACCAGGTTTGCCACGTAGGGGTTGTGGATGTTCATCAGAACCTCATCGGTCTCAAGTGCCATGGTGCAAGGATCTTTGAATTTGTTCATGTGTCTACAATAGTCGATTTTGAATGCTGTGCCACGCTAGGGTGACAGTTGGTCAATCGTCCAGCAGAGGGTCTTCCTTCTCAATGTCCTCCTGCATGTCCAGAGGCATGGCGTCCCGATCGTCGATGTCACAGTCAAACGAGAGGATGGACGGGATGTCATCGGTCACATCTCCAAAGTCAAAGATTTCACCCATCATGTCCTGAATTTCGTCCCACATTGGTT